TCCGCGGTGAAGGGCCAGCGGGCATCGCGCAGGATGCGGATGGCGGCGAAGAAGTCCGGGATGCCGATCTCGAAGTCGGCGTTGCCGAGCTGGAGGAGCGGCGAGCCGAGCGCCTGGAGATAGATGAGATGGCCGAGGCAGACGGGTTGCAGTCGCGTAAAAGGCTCGATCGCCTCACGCGATCCGCCGCGTGGCGAGTCCGCGAGCTTTACGCGGAAGTCTAGCGCGAGCGGAGCGGCGAACCATGCCTGGTTCCAGCGCTCAAAGGGGTCTTGGAAGTCGGGTGCGTCAGACACATCACTCGACGGGGCTGTGCGGCGCAGGCGCGGGTTCCTCGGCAGGGAGTGTGGCGGCGAGGCGATCGGCTTCGGCGGTCAGCGAGGCAGAGCGCGCGGGGTTGTCCGCGAGGCACATCTTTGCGCGATGGCGCAGACTCTTGAGGGTCTCCTTGCGAGAGGCGAGCTGTTGCGGAGTGAGGGCGGGAGTGGGCATGGCTTAGGCGGTGTAGTCGATGTGTTCCGACTTCTCGATGGACAGCTCGACGATGTTGAAGCCGCGATTGTTGAACTTCCGGCCCACGCGGGTGATGAGATAGTACAGCTCGTCCCAATTCTGGAAGGTCGTGAACGGTTCCGGGAGCACGTAGCCCTCGCGGATGATGAGCGTGACATTGCCCGTGGTGGTAATGTCGTCGCCGCGGTTCTGGATCTTGTTGCCCATCTCATCGAGGACGGAGGCCACATTGGCGCACACATCCTCAAAGCTGGCGTCGGTGATCGTGGCGTCGGCGATAGACCCGTCGATGCCGAAGAGGTGGATTGTGCCGTAGTCTTCCATGATGAGCGGCGCGGGGTGTCAAAGGGCGGGCGGGATTAAACCGCGGCGGGCGCGGCGGGCGCGGCGGAGACGGTGAAGAACGGTGGCAACCATCCCGCTTCGCCGCGTTCGCCGCGTTCGCCGCGTTCGCCGCGGTTCATTCGGATGCGGGGTCGCCGTTCTGGGCGATGATCTCCAGGGCGAACTGGGCGAGGCGGGCCTTGTCCTTCATGCCGACGGAATCCTCGACTTCGGAGACGGCGAAGATGGCGAGGCCGGACGCGGGGTGCAGTGTGCCGCCGGGGTTCAGATCGGTTCGCAGGCCGCGGTAGCTTGCGCGCTCGGGCGTGCGGTCGGCGGGGAGNGCGGCTCCGGAGGCGAGCAAGTCTTGCAGTTGGCCGCACCACAGCGCGGCCGTGGTGTGGAAGTCGAGCGACTGATGCACGCGGAAGGTGAACTCCACTTGCGCGACCTTGGGCAGTCCGGAGCCGACGACTTCGGCGAATTGCGGATGCGTGTTCGCGGANCGGCAGAGGATGGANAGCCAGGGCACNTCNGGCACGCCGGGCTCGTGTGCGCCGATGATGGTCAGCTCGGGNACGAACAGCGCGCCGCGTTTGGCGCGCAGCCACTTGGCGAGCGCGGCCTCCAGCTTGATCGGGAGCGGGGCGGCGAGCGTGGTGTAGTCGGGCATGTTTGCGGGGGCGCGTCAAAGTGTGGGCCGGGAAGCTTCACGGCTCGCGGCTGTGATTGGTGACTGGTGAGAAGTGACTGGTCGGACTCACCACGGGACCGTGGCGGACTATTCACCAGTCACCAGTCACCAGTCACATCTTCCCAGCGCGGCTGTGATTGGTGACTGGTGAGAAGTGACTGGTCGGACTCACCACGCCGCGACCGCATTGACGCTCCCGCTCTCACATGCCCGTCGCGCCGCAATTCACCGTGAACACGAAGGCGCTCTTCGACGCGCTGCGTGAGTTCCAGGCGTCATCGAAGAAGGACTTCGGCGAGAACCTGCTGCTCGCCGGACGTGGCGTGATCCGCAACGTCATCGCCATCACGCCGCCGAATCGCATCGAGCAGCGCGACGTGTCCGGCATCGGAGCCGACGGACAGGAACTCACCGGCACGATGAGCACGGCCATCGGCGGGGTGCAGGCGCGCAAGCAGGGCGAGGCCGCAATCATGTCCGACCTCTACCGCATCTTCTTTCCCGCGAGCGCGGGCTTCATGAAGAAGTTCCTGCACGCAAACCCGGACGGCACGCAGGCGCGCGACTTCGCGCACAAGGGGCAGAAGAGCATCGGCACCGTGATGGTGCGCGTCATGTCGCGCGAGCAGATGCGCTCCTTTCACAGGGGAAAGAAGAACAGCAAGGGCCGAGTCCGAGGCGGCGGCGAAGGCGGACAGCTCAACTTCGACCACGCCGAGTCGCTGAAGACCGGCATGAACAAGGCGCAGCTCTCGGGTCTGGAATTCGCCATCGTCTCCCCCGCGGACTTCAAAGCGTATGCCGCCGAGATCAAGACGCACGTCGGCTGGCTCGGCCACGGATGGAGCGCCGCGGCCTCCAAGCTCAAGGTGAAGATGCCGAAGTTCATGGACCGCTTCGAATCGCAGTCCGGCGGCATCAGCATCGAGATGGGGCCGGACAAGTTCTCAATCAAAGCCACGAACACCGTCGGCTACGCAGACGACGTGCGAGGCTACCAGCGCCGGATACAGGAAGCCGTGAACCGTCAAGCCGCCGCCTTCGCCAAACGCACCGCCTTCTTCCTGGACAAACGCGGGATGAGACTGCGCTGACGCTGGCGGAATGGGAAGATGTGACTGGTGACTGGTGACTGGTGAATAGTCCGCCACGGTCCCGTGGTGAGTCCGACCAGTCACTTCTCACCAGTCACCAGTCACGCTCCCGGTTGCGCGATGTCCTGCGAGTCGAGGGCGAGCGTGTAGTCTTGCTCGTCTTCGGAGAGGGTGCCGCTGATGACGTAGTTCACGCCGGCGCGGGTGACGAGCTGGTCGAGCTTGGGCGGATTCGTGAGGCGCGACTTGCGGACGATGATCGTGGCGGTGATGCCGACGATGCGGCCCTGCACTTCCATCTCCTCTCGCTTGCTCATGGCGTTCCAGTCCACCTTGACCGGTGCGGGCTCGCCGTCGAATTCGCAGAGCGTGGTGCCGAAGACTTCCTCGGCGTCGGAGCGGGAGGCGGACATGAAGTCGTCGAAGTCGCTCATGTGGGGCGGGAGTTGTCAGTGCTCAGTGCTCAGTGCGCAGTCAGAGCAGCGTGCGGCGGATGCCGATGCTGACGAGGAGCAGGAGCACGATGGTGACCAGGATCTTAAGGGTCTCACTCATGCGTAGCGCAGGGAGGGCTTGCGGCCGGCGAAGGGCTTGCCCTGGACGGCGCAGAGGGCGAGAAGGTCGCGGCTCTTTGCCGGGGTGAGATGCGTGGGGGCGACGTTCTCGAAGCCTTCGATCGGGGTGAAGGTCACGGTGCGCTTGAAGAGCACGCCGAACTTGTCGAGTGAGAGTTCGCGCGCGGCGTCCTCTTTCTCGGCGGGCAGTGCGTAGGAAATCTTGCCTTCGGTCGGAGCTGCGCCGGCAACGACGGTGATGACCTGATCCGGGTTGTCGCTGGAATGCTTGCCGGGTCCGCGCTCGATGATGGCGGCTTCGACTTCGGCGATCTGCGCATCGAGCTTCGCGCGGTCTTCGCGGAGGATGTAGGCGAGATGGACGAGCTGCTCTGTGCGCAGCGCGGGCTTCTCAGCGGGTTCGGGAGCGGGAGCGGGAGTCTTGGGCATGGGTCAGAGTGGCGAGGGTGGAGTGGACTGCGGAAGTTCTGCCGGGACGGACGGCTCCCCCGAACCGCCCGCCCCGGCTCCCAAAGCGGATCCGGACAAGCCGGTGAGTTGCGACTGGAGCGGGAAGACGGCGGTGCCGATGTGCTTGAGGATCACCTGCGTGTCGCCGAGCACGTCGTAGCCGAGGTCGAGGGCGCGCTGGCAGAAGGCCCAGTCTTCGGAGAGGTAGCGGCCGTCGTGAATGCCGACGGGCCAGAGGTCGTGTTCGGCGCGACCGCTGCCGTCGGCGATGTAGGCGCTCTCGGGGTGCGCTTCGATCATGCGCGTGAAGACTTCGCGCTTCACCAAGAGGAAGCCGGTGCCGATGTAGCGGAGCGACTGGAGGCCGCGGGCGTCGGGTGCCGGGAAGTCGAGCTTCGCATTGCAGACCCACGCGAGCGCGCCGTCCTGTTTCTTCGGGTAGAAGCCGCCGACGATGGGCACGTCGTGCGCGAGCATTCGTGCGATCTGCTCGCCGGAGAAGATGAGATCCGTGTCGATGAACAGGAAGTCCGTGCAGTCGCTCGCGAGGAAGGATGCCGTGAGTGTGTTGCGCGCGCGGGAGACGAGGCTGTCGCCGTCCACGGTGCAGACTTGCAGCGCGACGGGCGGGTCCATCAGGAGCTTGATGAGACACTTCACGAATCCCATCGGGACGCTGCCGTAGGAGGGGAGTGCGACGAAGAGCTTGCGGGGATTTGTCATGGAAGGAAAAGGCGCGCCGGGCCGTGTGAATGGCACCGGCGCGCCGGGAAAGGGGATGCGGAGAGCCGCGGCCTAGAACAGCAGCTCGACGGTGAGGTTGCCGTCGGCAGCGTTGCCGCCGTTGGCCTCGCCGGTCGCGGCGGCGCGGATGTAGCGCTTGTTCAGATTCGGCGGGAGCTGCACTTCGATGTTGCCGCCGATGACGTTCGCGGCATTGCCCGCGGCGACGAGCAGCGGAGCGCCGAGGCCGGCGATGTTCACGAAGTTCGCGTTGCTCTCGTTGCTGGCCTGCAGCACAGCGTTGACGTTCTTCGAGTTCGCGCCGGTCGAGGTGTCGATCGTGATGCGGACGGCGAATTTCTCGCTGACCGGGAACGGTGCAGTCGTGCCGAGATCAATCGCGGCGGTGCAAGTCGTGTTCGCCGCGTTCGGCAGAGCGATTGCGGCTTTGAGCGTGGAGTCTTTGAATTGGCGAGGCATGGCGTGGTGTCGGTGTCTGCGTGGAGTCGGCGCCTAGCTTTCGATGGCGTCGGTGTTGAGGATGTTGTCGGTGATGACGAGTGGGACGCCCTCGAAGGACGTGGGCACGGCCGCGATGAGTTCCTGGTCGGCGCGGGTCTTGCCTTGGCCGTAGAGGGTGACGGTGCGGCTGTCCTGAAGCTGCTGCAGCGAGCGTCGGCTCATGAAGATGGCGTCGGGCTTGAAGTTGGCCGGGAAGAGGCGCATCGCGGCGTTCAGCTTCGCATCGGTGCAGGTCTTGCCGCTGTCGGCGGTGAGATTGCAGATGCGTACCACGCTGTGCGGCGTGGCCGTCTGGAGGCCGAGGTAGCTGGACAGCTCGCTCGTGTAGCCCCACATCTTCTTCTCGTTCGCGTCGAGGATGGACTCGACGATGAAGTCGGGCAGGTCGATGAGACCGGTGCCGTTGCGTGCGAGGCCGGGCATGAGCTGGATGAACTCTTCGCCGAACTTCACCATGTAAACGCTCGAGGCGGTCGTGGCCGTGGTGCCCGCGGCGTTCGAGGTGTAGGTGCCACCGAAAGGGGTGAACGCCTTCAAGCCGGGGAAGCCCTTCGCGTCGGTGCTGACGCCATACCAGATCTGTTTGCCGATGGTCTTCATCGCCTCTTCGGCGACGCCCTTGGCCTCGAATGCCTGGTAGCCTGCGGCTCCGCCGCGGCGCCAGTTGTCAGCGATGTGTTTCGCCGCCTCGATGCGACCGCCGAAGCGGAAGCACTGGTGTTGCTTGAGGGTCAGCGCGCTCTTGCTTGCGTCGAAGCCTTCACCGGCGCCAGCAAACGCGACTGTGGGTCGCGCCGTGCGATGAAGCGTCTCATAGCTGAGGTCGCCGGGATTCGAGAGCAGCTCATCCGAGGCCGGGAAGACGGACAGCTCGGGCGAGACGTTTGCCAGGTCTTCGATGATGCCGCCGACGGCGTCATTGGAGTTCGCTTTGGCGAGGTCGAGAAAGGAGAGTGAAGGCATGGGTCAGGTGGTTCGGTGTGCGGTTTGGAGAGCGGTGAGTGTCAAGCGGCTAGGCGTTTGCCTTGGGCTGGCGTGCTGCGAGATAGGCGATGGTCTTCTCGCGTCCGGTGAGCTTGTTCTCCGGCTTGCCGCCGGTCTGCGAGTTGCCGGCGGTGTGATCCTTGGGCGGGAGCGTGCCGCCGTTCTTCGCGGAGATCTCGCGGAGGCGGGTCTCTGCGCGTTCGTCGGCGGTGACGAGTGCGGCCTCGGCGTTGGCCTTCGCGGTGTTCGCGGTCGCGAGGTCGGTGGTGAGCTTGGTCTTGTCGCTGTTCGCCGTGGCAAGGTCCTTGGTGAGCGTGGCCTTCTCGCCTTCGAGTGCGAGAACCTTCACGCTCGCGGCGTTCAGATTCGCCTCAATGTCCGTGACCTTCGCCTTCAGGTCGTCGCGTTCCGTGATGAGAGTCTGGTGCTCGCCTTCGAGGGCGGTGATGCGCTCCTGCGCGTCTTGCAAAAGTTCGAGGTCGGTTTTCTTGGCCATGATGAAAGTGCGGGTCGCGGGTTGCGGGTTACGTTGCGCGGGCTTGTCAATCCGTGCGCTTGAATCGCTTGAGCGAACGGAGCGCCGTCTCGAATGGAGCGACGCCGTCGATCAGATTGCGACGGTAGGACTGGCGCGCGCTGAAGCTCTGGCCTCGCATCGTGTCGTCGGCAATTTCCCCGGGCCGATTTGCGCGGACGTGCGCGGCGAAGTCGTCAAAGATTTCCTGCACGCCTTCCTGCAGGTCAGCGCGCTGCGCTTCGCTCAGCGCCGTGCCGGGATAGCCGGTGCCTTTGAGGTCGCCCTCCTTGTTCGTGATGAGTTCGACCTTGTATCCTTGGCGCTCGTATGCGGCCGTGCGGTCCACCCACGGGAGATAGACGCCGATGGAGCCGACGTCTGCGCTGGCGCTGGCGAAGATGCGATCCGCGCCGCTCGTGAGGTAATACGCCGCGCTGCAATTCATCGAACCGGCGGTCACGTAGGCAAAGGCGGGAATGTCGAGCGAGGCGATGTGGGCCGCGGCCTCGGGCACGCCGCCGACGGTGCCGCCGGGAGAATTCACCAGGAGCATGAGACGTTGCGCGCCATTCTTCTGCACGTCGGCGATCTCATTCATCAGGTCGCCGAGGTCGGTGGCTCCGCATTGCTTCTCCAGCTTCGAGAGGCCGACGCCGATGGGGCCGAGGATGTGGACGTAGCCGACGCCGTCCTGCACGGAAGGCTCGGGGCGGGCGGTCATCATGTCATCGAGGAAGCCAGCCTGCGGGGCGGACTCGTCGAGCGAGGCGCGCAGCAGCTTGCGCTCGATGAGCGAGCGAATGGTTTCGTGGCCCGTGGCAGTGATCAGCCAGGGGCGGTGATAGACGAGTTCCTGGACGTGTTGGAGTCTCATGCGGCTGCCTGCTCCTCGCTGTCAGTCTGTGCGGCGTTGGTCTCGCTGGCTTTCGTCTTCGCGTCGCCGTTGGCATTTGCCGCGGCGCCGGGGGCGGCGGCACGCCAGAGGGGCATGTTCAGGGACCAGCGTTCGAGCATCTTCGTCTGGATGTCGTCGGCGAGCTTGGAAGTCTTCAGCTCCTGCGTGGCCATCTTGATGAATTCGATGGGCTCGCGGATCCACTGGCGCATGACGTGGCGGTAGTTCTGGCCGCGGGCGTTGCAGTATTCGCGCAGCGTGATCATGCCGTTGGCGAGCAGTTCGATGAGGACGCTGTTGTCGCGGCCGTTGTCCACAGTGACGCGTGGCGGGGTCTGCCAGCTCAGCTTGAGCGCCCAGTCCTTGTCCGTCGGCCTGCGCAGCGCGCCGGTGGCCATGCGGTGTTCGAGATAGCGGAAGGCGACGGGATTGCAGAAGCGGTAGATGAGTCCGTCGGCGAGGACTTGGAAAAGGAGGTCGGCCTTGGAAAGGACGAAGCGGGTGTTTGCACCGCCGAGCTTGGCGATGCTCCAGAAGAATTCCGCGGGGACGCCCCAGCCGGCGCAGACGTCGCGCATGAGCAGATCGGTGATGAAGCCTTCGACGAGTGGCGTCGGGCTGGTCGGGCTGATCATCTTCGCGTCTCCTTCGGCATCCATGTAGGCGATGCCCGCGCCTGCCGCGCCGACGAGCGCTTCGAGCTGCGCGGTGTCCTTGTCGGGATTGCCGTCGGTATCCTTGCCGGCGCGGGAGAGTGCGCCGAGCGCGCCGCGGGTCTTCTTCTTGCCGACGCCCTTCAGCACGAGCGCGATGAGTTGCTGCGCCTTGGCGGTGCGCGTGGTGAGGCGGGTCAGCTCATGGATGTCCACGAGGCGGTTCACGGCCTGGGCGAGGTCGCTGATGCCGCGAGTCTGATTGATGGCATGGGGCTTGTACCAGTGGATCATGCGCTCGCGCGGGACGGGCGTGTGCGTGATGCCGTCGAGTCCGCGCACCCAGTAGCGCATCGCGCGGGAGGCGTCGTTCAGTTCGACGCCGTCGATGACAGCGAGATTCGCGACCGGGCTGAGCGGGCTGCAGATTTCCTGCGAGTCGTAGAGCTGGAAGCAGGGTTCGTTGTTCCACTCGGGGTTCTCAGTCTTTGCGGCGAATGCTTCACCGCGAATGACGCGCTGCTCGAGGATGGCCGTCTGACCTTCGTAGAAGTTTCGCCGTCCGGAGAGGTCGCAGCGCTCGGGCGTGAGCGCGTAGGCTTCAAAGTCATCCTCGGCGAGCTGGTTCCAGTCGTCGTCCTCGGAATCGATCTGCAGCGACACGCCTTTGCCCACGGTGTGACGCGCGATGCCGGCGACGCCTTCCTTGACGATGCCGAAGTTTTGCCAGAGCCATTCGGCCTTCTCATTGATGCGCGTGCGCGTGTACTTGCCGAGGTAGAGGGCGCTGTCCTGCGGCAGGATGAAGCGGACGTTTGCGCGATCGATGGATTCGACGACGGTGTCCTGGAATGAGTTGCTGCCACCTCCGAAGAGGCCGCGGATTCTGCCGATGATGCTCATGCTTTGCTGAAGTCGAGAAACGTGATGCCGGTGGGCTCGCTGCCTTCGTCGCCGTCGTAGTACGTGAGCGCGGCGCGGGCGGCGCGGGCGACGTCGAGATTTGTGCAGACGGTGACGCCGGTGTAGCTCTTGCCGTTCTGCGAGCCGGAATTGACTGCGCGGAGTGCGCCTTTGCCGGCGAGGATCTTGGCCTTGGCGTCGTCGAGCAGCGCGGTGGCGAATTCGGTATCCTCCGTGGCTTCGAGATCGGCCACGAGGAAGTCGTAGAGTTCTTGGGCGGCGCGCGTCATCGGACGCGCGGGGGTGTCAACAGTTGGGCAGTGCTCAGTGCGCAGTGCTCAGTGTGCAGTCCAGCGGAAAGGCCTTTCCGGTGGGTTGGCTGATTTCGTGGCAGTTACGGCGAGATTGAACCGCGGCGGGCGCGGCGGGCGCGGCGGTGAAGAACGGTGGCAACCTTCCCGCTTCGCCGCGCTCTCTGCGTTCGCCGCGGTTCATTCGTCATGCCGGTCAGACGAGGGCTTTGGCGGCTTCGTAGGCGCGGACGATGGGCTCGGCTTTCGTGAGGAAGATGCGGCGGTCGGCGGCGGGCCATGTGGAGGGGTCGCCGTCGGGCAGGTGGTAGCTGAGGCGGAGCTGCGATTGCACGGTGTGCGGGTCGCGGTCGGATTGCTCGGGCTCGGGGAGGATGCCGATCTTGATGTAGGCTTCGGTGAGGGAGCGGCAGGCGGGCTCGGATTCGTCGGGCGGAAAGAGCGCGTCGCGCTTGCGATAGAGCGTGCGCCAGTTGCGCGCGGTGCGTTCGGTGATGAGGGGATCGCCGTCGGGCTTCTTTGCCATCGCGCCTTCGAGCCATTCGGCGAATTCGCCGTCGTGACGCGTGAAGAGCTTCTC